TTCTTCTAGCAATCTGCTGCGTTGTTTCACCAGAAAACACTCCTGATCTTATAGCCAAAGCAAGTCTTTCTTGTGATTTAATAGCTATTCCTCGAAATGCTTTATTTACTGTTTCACCATTAGGCAATGTTATTGATGCCCCTTGTGTAGATGTAAGATCAAATTTACCTGACCCAAACTTAATAAAATCGTCCTCTCTAAATTTTGTATTTGTAAATATGTTTACTTGTGTTGGATCAGTCATAATTACTGACTCTGCATATTTTGGACTTACAGCAACAGAATTAATAGGAATATTCCCAGATTTTACGACTTTTTTTAATTCATTCTCTACAAACTCTGTTTGTAAAACAGTCACCCCTTGAAGTTCTTTTTTAAAATCTCTTGCAGTTGCACCAGACCATTTATTTAAACTATCTTTTGATTGTTTTATGATTGCCCTTAATCTTTTTCTAGTCTGTGGTGCTATAACAACTGCCTCCCCTGCGGCTTGTTGTCTTAAATCTATTTTTTTTAACTGATTAGCAGCGTTTAATATTATTTCGTTATAGGTTATAGCATATTTTTTTGCAACAGCATTACTATATCTGTTTAAATCAATAGTTTCTCGAAAAAATGCTTCTGGTGTACTCATTCATCATCATCTGTAGCTGGTTCTTCTGGTGGTTCCATTTCTACCAAGCCTCCGCTTTGCGTACTTTCCATTTCTCCTTCAATATCAAAATCATCTCCGAGAACTTCACCGCTAGATAGTTGATTTAATAATGTTTCTTGTGTAATTGTTCCAGCAGTGAACAATGTTAATAAACTTGTTATCTCTTGAGGCTCTAATCTTGTAGAAACAAAGTCTCTATTTACAAAGCTGCTACCAGCGTTAGGTTCATTGAGATATTCGCTATGAAACCTGAGGCAGTTATCAATCAGATCTTGCATCTGTTGAGCGATGACCATCATAGTGCTGTCATTCTGTGATCTATCTATTCGTTTGGCCTCTGCTGATTCTCCTACTAACTTCTGACCAAGCACCGCAGCTAATGACAATGTGTTTATTTGTTCCTTAAGATCACCAAGCCTTTGAAACTGACTATCATAACTATCTCCTGAGGGGCTTACATATTCAAGTCTTGATTCTGGTGGTAATGCTAAAGCTTCACTTGGGCCTGTTGTTATTTCATCAGCATTTGGATAACCAAAGACAGCTAGTAATGGGACAGAACTAATATGCAAAATATTATCCAAGTCTGATTGAATCTGATAATGCTTAAGATTTAATTCTGCTATGTCATATAAAGGGCTGCGTGATTCATAAAAACCTACTCTGTTGGAATATGCCACAGCAAAAGGTATCTTATCTTTAAGGCTCATTTCACCTTCATCAAATAATTTATATTCACTATTCTTTTTATCTTTTCTATGGATCTCATATCTGCCACGCTCTAAAACTCTAATCTGCTTTACTTGCTTTTCTCCATACTTTCCATCAGGTTCTACAACATTCTCCAACAACCTTAACTGCGTGAGTTGTCTTGCACCATCTATAATTTCAGTTCTCCAACCTAATATGTCTCTAGGTGTATAAGTTACCCAATATGGCCTAGTTTTATCACCTTCTTTTGGTGCATCTACCAATACCCCAACATGACCAAATGATATTGCTGTTCTAGCCGTATTGTACAACCACACGTTTAAATCATTTTGCTCTAAGTCCACATCAAAAAGCTGCTCCCTCACTAAATCAGAAACATTATCAAGCCTTACTGGTTTTCTTGTGAGCATACCAGCCAGCATTTTCTCGATTCGTTGCAGATAAGGTACAACAGTTGATCTTGCTAATCTTGTGTCATAAGCGTCATCAGTTTCTCTTGGTTCTTGCATTAAATACTTTCTATGCTCACTCCTAATCTTGTATGTGCCTTCTTTCAAGTCTGTGATCAAATCCCAAAACTGTGCCATGCGTTGATATGCCGCATTTGGTGATTCAACTGTTGATACAGCCTGTGTTATAGGTTGGTTGTAAATATTTAATGAGCTATACACAGTTTTTCCTCATAGTACCATTGCTTTTAATATATTCTAATTCCTGTTGGTCTGCCTGCTCTACCATATAACAAATTAAATTCTCTGTAACAGAGATACCCTAAGGCATCAACGTGGTGATCAAAATTATTTTGCTTATCAGGATCTCCTGTTTTTTCATCGTAGCTTTGCAACTCAAGACACTCAATTAAACGTGTACAACTGGCATGAATCGCCAAACGTCTTTCCCCTTTGCCGTTTTGTAGTAACGCATTGACGGTTGCAACTCTATCTTTGATAAAGGGATTGCTTTTGAGAGCCATTGAACGGAATCCGTAACTTTCGAGAATTGCGATGTCTGTCTTTGATGCATTGATCGTTGAACGTGCTGAACCACTTGCGTCTGGGTAAACTAATATTCTGTTTGAAGGGTAGCGTCTTTTTATCTCTTGTGCCAAAGCATCAGTATCTTTTTGTTTACTAATTTCATCTATAATCACTAGCTTTTCACCATCCCTGACACCTACAACACAGTTGCAATTCATAACATTAAAATCAACCCCACACAAAAGAGTTTCCATCTTAATATCAAATGGGATTTTATTTATAACATGATCTTCTCTAAAGAATCTATTATAAACTTGGCCACTTGTGAGGTTGACCCATTGGCCAAGCAAGTAGGCTTTTATTAACTGAGGTGGATAATTTTCTTCAAGAGATTGGATAAAGTTTTCTGGTAAGAATGGATTATCTTTTGTTTTTGCTTGAATTAATCCTGTATCAGATTTTTTATTTTTTTCAAATGTTTCAAATGCCCAGCCATGACCTTCTGGAGTTGTTGTTGCATAGAACTGCTGAACATTCCCAGACCTTAATCTTGCAAGAGCCATGTTCATTGCTTGCTCCGCTTCTCTTTTTGGGATAGTATCTGCCTCATCAAATCCCACCGCACAAAGGTTTTGACCTCTCAATCTTTGATATGTAAGCATTGTCCTTAACAAGATCGTATGAGTTCCTTCTTTAAATTCCAGATTGTACTCAGGAAGAGGTGAGGCTCTGAAACTGTAAGGAATTTGCCATTGGTCTAATAGTTCATTCATTGTCCTTTGCAAAATATCTCTGAGCATTGGGGCTGTTGGTTCAAAGATTGCAGAAACATGACCAACATTTAAAGCTGCTAATATGCAAGATTTTGAAATTAAAGCATGAGTTTTGCCAGCACCAAAACCACAAACTAAGGCAAGTTTTCTATGGTCAAGATCATCACAGAATTTTGATTGATGCGGCAACAAATCTTGAGATATACGATCTATAGCTTGTGCTGTTGTCGGTAAATCATAAGCACCAATTTGATATAAAACATTTCCAGCTTTTGCTGTATCTAAAATACTCACGATACAATCTGTGCAAGTTTAGCAGCAGTATTGATTGCACCAAGAGCTATGTGATAATGACCAGCTCTTCTAGCTTCCATCTGTAAGGTACTACATTGAGCCAAAAGATCTGCCACCATTTGAGGTCTTTCCATATCCCAATCCCTCTTTAACTCTTCTCTAGCAATGTTTAAATATTTATCTACGGTTCTTTCTCCAACCCCCCAATTCTCTGAGGCATAGCGAACACAGTCAGATCTACGACCACCATTTGCAATAATACGAGCAAATTTTTGTGACCTAATTACAGTTTCAGCTTTAGTTCCTTTTTTTGCCATTAATTAAATGATACACGTTTTGCTTTGTTACCTGTAAAATCCTCCCATCTTTTAACTATTACATCACAGTATTTTGGATCTAATTCCATAAGATAAGCTTGTCTGTTTGTACGTTCGGCAGCAATTAAAGTTGATCCAGAACCACCAAATAAATCAAGAATAGTATCCTGAACTACTGTAAAATCTTTAAATGCTTTTTCAGCGAGAGCAGCAGGTTTTTGTGTTGGATGTTTATATGAAGAAGGAGCATCTTTTTTTATATCCCAAACAGCCATACCTCGTTCACCTTTAAATTCAGGAGTACCTTTTACACAAAAGAGAGCCATTTCATAATCTGGAGCGTACTGACCTTTTAAATCGCCCATGCCTCCTCCAGCTTTTCGCCAAATTATAGTTTGTTTATAAAAAGATTCAAACTGTTTTCTCCAAATAGGGTAAACATGATGCGAAGTCCAAATATAAGCTGCTGAATTTTCAAAAAGAATTTGCCAAATAATCGGTGCTATTTCTAAAATTTTATTATCATTTTGAATTTCATTAAATTTTTGCTGCCAACCAGAATTGTAATTTACTCCATAAGGAGGATCAGTGAAAACCATATTAGCCTTTTTATTATCCATCAGTTTTTCAACGTGTTGAATATTTGTGGAGTCACCGCATAAAAGCCGATGGTTGCCAAGAATATATAAATCACCCTGTTTTGTTACTGGTTCTTCTGGAACTTCTGGAACATCATCTGGATCTGTTAAACCTTCTGTTGGTAAAATTTCTTTTTTAGAAAGGATGTCATCAAGTTCTTTTTTATCAAAAAAATCATTTAAATCATGTTCATTTGATAATTGTTCAAGCATATCTATATCCCACTCTGACAAATCCCCTGTTCTATTGTCTGCTATTGCTAAACCTACTTTTTGATCTTCTGTAAGATTCGATCTTTTTACCGCAATTATTTCATCACCATCTGCCTCTATTATTTTTAAATTTTTAATTCCTGCGGCTTTTGCCCCTGCGATTGTTCCATTGCCTGCAAGTATGCGATTGTTCTCGTCAATTACTATTGATCTTGCCGCACCATATTGTTCTAAACTTTGTTTTATAAGCTTTGCAGATCGGTCAGTACGTTTACGAGCATTTTTAGGATCGTTTTGTAAATCGTTAATTGAAGTCATGTTGCCATAGTAGTTCAGTATCAAGAAATAAACAAAATTAGACTCATTTGAGATAAATAGGTGTTCCCACGTTCCCATGTGTTCCCAGAAATGCTTAAGACTTACCTAACCCTATATATACCCCTAATATACCTATTATTATATTTATATATAAAACATAGAGAACATAGAGAACATATATATATAAGATAGTGATTGCAAAGG